CATTTCTGCCAAGCCTGGCGGCGTGCTGGCGGCAAAGTCTATGTGGCACCTTGGGTGCAACTGTCCCACATCGGCACCTACGAATTTGAAGGTCGTCTGCTCCCGGAGAACGAAAATGCCTGAGTTTACGCAAGACTGGTTTAGCCACAACATCCCCGGCCTAGAGTGCATGATAGCGCTGCTGCCGGAAAAGCGTCGTTTTCTTGAGATTGGAGCTTTTGAAGGCCGCTCTACTTTATGGTTTCGCGACCAATTAGACAAATCCGGCGGCTTCGTTGACGTGATCGACACATGGAGCGGAAGCGAAGAGCATGTCGGCATTGACTTTGAGGCGGTAAAGCACCGCTTTGATGCCAACGTCGAAGACAAAGACGATATTTGGCCGTTTGTTGGCACTTTGTTTGAGTTTCTAGGTCAGATTGAATCCCCATTGTATGATTTCATTTACATTGACGGCAGCCATCAAGCCCATGACGTGCTCGGAGATGCCTGCATGGCTTGGCCTATGCTTAAGCAAGGCGGCATTATGGTGTTTGACGATTACCTATGGGGCCTGAACGAACACCCACTCCACACGCCCAAAATGGCCGTGGATGCCTTCATCGCCTGCTACCGCGAACAGCTAGAGATAGTCATGGCAGGCTACCAGGTCGGCATTAAGAAGCTGTAATCTGGAAAACCGATTTTTCTTGTGGCGGGGGAAGGTTTTTCATTCCCCTGACGGCATGAGCAGTCCACCCAAATGCATATACAACCCATGCACCATGGCCGAGGATGCCGGTATGCTCGCATAACCAAACTGCTTGTGGGTCTCATACACAATCAAGATGCACACCGGATCACGCGCCAGCACCTCTTCCAATGCGTCCCTAGCGTGCTGTGCCAGCTTCGCATCATCGGGGTCTATGGTAGGCACCTTCACTCCGCACGGCCCGCCTGCACCCTTACGCGCGGTTTCCCGGCTATCTCCTGGCCGCGCCACCAAGCCACACCGTTGATAATCTCACAAAGCTCTGGCGGCATCAGCACCCCGTTCCTAAAGGTCAATACGGCAAACCCAGGATTCCACAACCGCGTGTTACCCTGCATGTACGCAAAGCACGGCCAAGCAGGGTCGGCAAGCATCCCAGTTTGCACGCCGTAACGCCGCCCCCTCATGTCCACCATGGGTTTATACTCAAGGGCATGCGTATCACCCGACACAAACGACACACCCGACTTGAGTGCATTGTTCCAAGCCGCGTGCATGCCGTTGTGATACCTGTGCATGACAACCACGTCATTGATGTCCAGCCGGTGGCACATCCGCCAATCGGAAAAATGACCGGAAAAATCAAAGCCAGACACGCCCTCAAACATGGCACTGTGCAATGATAGATATTTATCAAACCGATCATCGTGATTGCCCCGCACCCACCACCTGGCAGCCCGCGGAGCCAACCCCATAATGTCATCCAAATGCTTTTTGGCAGCCTCTAACTCGTCCGCTACCTTAATGCGTTTATGCCAGCCCAGCGGATCATGCCGGCTAGGCTCGCCCATGTCCAAAAGGTCGCCCACGCTGAGCAAAATGTCGGGCTTGACCTGTGGTATGACCTTTAGCAGCGCCTCATGAGCCAAACTGCGAGGTTGGTGTATGCTGGTCCAGTGCGCATCGCTAAAGGCCACGACCACAGCATTAAGATGAGTGATTTTCTCAGTCAAATCCGATTTCGGTGGATTGTCCGGATCGTACGCAATCGCATCTTTGTGCAGTTTGCGTATATCAGCCTTTCTGAATTTCAAAATCGCCGCATCGTAATGGTTCTGGGCCGTTGCAACCGCCATGGGCGGAATAAACGCTCTAGCGGCTTTGCTAACAGAACCGTGAATGCCTACTAAATTGTAAACCGGCTCAACATCTTCCCATTTGTACCCGGCTTGGGCCATATGAACCCCCAAAGCGCGTCATCGTCGCGCGGTGCGCTTGCTCTTTCGGAACGCTTTAGCCGTAGGAGCACCCTTGCTTCCAGGCTTCCTCATACGTTCGCCGCTACCTTGCGCAATTCGCCGTCTTTTTGCGTGAATGTTTGAATACAATCCGGGTTTCATCGGCATTTCCACCTACGCAGAGAAGCCCTAGCCCTAGTGGCAGGCCCTTTAGACTTGCGCACCACGCCCTTCATGCGCGCACAGAACGAAGCCTTACGCCCCTTCTCGCGCTTGTTCTTAGGGCTAGGCGCTGGGGCTTTCAGGCGGCTGCCTGTGGCCTTGTTGTAGCGCGCCCTACCCTTAGCCGTGAGACCCGCCCCACGGCTGGCTGGCAGTTTCTCACCGCGCCCTACGCTAAGGCTGTCTGAGGCCATCCTAGAAGCCCTCGCCGGGGGTTACATACACAATGCCAGTCAGGGTCGCCGTGATAGCAGACACATAAAACTGCGGCGTTGCGTTACCCGGCACACGCGGTGCGGTCACGATAATGCTGGTGTTGTTGTGCAGCACTACGCCGTAGCCAGGCGTACCAGCCGCCGGAATCACCGCATCAGACGTTGACGTAGTGCCACAACGGATAAACACCTCCTGCGCGGTGCCGTTGTGAATGCGGAGTTGGCTGCAAGGGCTGTCAGCAACCACCGCCACCGTGTTCGCCGTGGTGCTTACGTTGATCCTGACGGTCTTGCCCATTTCCTGAAAGGCGATGTTATTAGCCATTAGTAAATCTTCCTTCCCGGCTTAGTGGTGGGGCTGTTTTTGGTGTCAGTCGGGTTATCGCCAAAACCCCAAATGCTCTGAAAACCACCCTTTGGCATTGCACCAGAGGTGTAAATCGGCAAACCACCCGCGGTGTGGTCACGAGGAAGCTGCGGCCTAGTAGCCTGCGGCACTTCCTGACGATCCTCGCGGCTATGAACAAACCGCGTGGCTTGCCCATCGCCCTTGCTAGTCTTGGGTTTCAGCATAGGATTTCCTTTGGCCTTTCAAACTCGGGATGTACACGGCAAGGGCGAAAAACGCCACAAGAGCCAGGCGCTCGTAACTCGGTTCTACCATGGCCCAGCAGAAAAGCGAGAAAGTCATTAGCATCGCGAGCAGGGAAAAGGCCCGCTCCCCAAGTACCTGAAGCGAAATACGGATAACCCTGATGGCGTCCATGTTCGTGTCTCCTTCTGTCATGAGACATCTTTAACCTTCATCGGTGTCATCGGTCAAGAAACCCACGCCGTACTGATCGTCCGAAACCTTCTGCTTGATCTTCTCAAGGTTCAAGGCGCGGTCGATCACCCGCATTTTGTCGATCAGGCTGGTTTCAGGGCTGTTCAGCACTTCCTTGAGCATCTTGCTGATAGCCGCCTCCAGATCGGGGTTGATGCCCTTAACGCTCTGCTTAACCATTAACGGCGCTCCTCTTCTACGCGCCCAACGGCAGCGGCCGGCACGGTAGCCACCGAGGCTGGGCCGTACAAATCAAACTCAGCAATCGCCGGCCTACCTTCCGCACGCCGCCGCTGCATAGTACGCGCCGCTTCCGTCCTGACCGGCAACGTACCAATCGCTGATAAAATACGGCTAACGGAACCACCTGTTGGCGGCACACGCCCCTCAGCACCGCGCGTAAGACCAGTGAGGTTGGTTTCACGGCCAGCCAAAGCCAAATCAGACAAAGCGTTGTTGGCAAAGCCTCTGGAAAAGCCGGAATGCTGCGATGCCATTTGGTCGCCTAAAGCCAACATATCCACATCACCGCCACGCGCATAACCGCGGTCAGCCAAACGCTCCAACTCAGCAAATGCGCCATATCTGCGGTTGTTCAAATTGAGCGCGTTTTGGGTGGCTGCTCTATCAGCTTGTGGCAAACCGTTAATAAACACAGTGTCCAACGCATCCAACATTTCGCCCGCTTGCATGCCGTCAGGGCCACCGCGCCGCGCTATAGCACTTAAGTTAACGCGCAAACGTTGCAAATCCTTGCCTGGAATTTGCGCCGCGCCGCCGCCTTGTGGGAAACGATTTAGAATATTGTCAGCCGTGCTGATAACTTGCGTTTCGCCAGCAGGCATAATTGAGACTATTCTATCCCTTATGTTCTGCATGGCGCTTTGGGCGCTAACATCTAAATTGACCGGCCGGTCAAAAATGCGTTCGTATTCAGCGCCCAAAGTTCTGTTTCTGCCGCGTAGCCAAGCAGCATCAGCCCTAGGCGATTCTTCCCCCGCAAAGCGAGTGACCGCGCGATTAATGTTTTCTTGATTGGCTCCGCGCCTACCGAGTGCGCCCGGCGATTGCAAAGGCTCAGACCGCGCTACTTGCGTCGGGTCTAGCACAATACCTTCCCGTTCCAGCTTGCGAGCAGAACTTTCGAGGGCAGGCGACGTTCGAGGAATAAGCCTACCCGCCGTCTCGGAAAAGCCGCGGGTCAATAGTCTAGACAAACCACCGATAGGGCTAAAAAACGATCCCAATTCACGCAGCGATTCCTCATCCCGCGTTCTAGGGCGTCCGTAAGCGTAATTGGCAACCCGCTCAGATGTAGGCAACGCAGACCGCTCACGCACGTTAACGCCAGCAGCCCGCAAACCAGCGCGGCCCGCCGTCTCTAAGTCGCCAAACTGCCCCGGAATGCCAGCCAAAGTGCCTTGAGTAAGCGTTTGCGCACCACGGCCCGCAGTAGGCAAATCCGCAGTCGTTCCGCGCAAAGCGGTGCCGTATTCAGACAGTTTAGTGCCAACAAAATCCTGGAAAGACTCAGCGGCCTGCCGAGTAGCGCCAATTCGCTCCCGCCCCGCTTGCGCCAACGATGGGCGCGGCCCAGGGACAGGCGCAGCGGCAGGTTGCGCACCATCCACGACCGGAGCAACCTCCCAAAAATTCCCACTCTGAGGTTGTTCTACAACCGGAGCGGCCTCCCAAAAATTACTCATGGTTTTCTCCGGGTTTGTCCGTCAGGTCCAATAAACAACGCTCCTGGCGGCAACGCTTCGTAGGCAGCGCGCCCAGCGGCATCATTGGTTATTCTAGTCGGTTGGCCCGCAGGAGCGGCGGAAGGCTGGGGGGCCGCATTACCCCCAGCAGCAGGAGCGGGAGCAGGGGTTTCTCTGCGTGGGGCGGGCCTTTGCTCACCAGCGGCTGGCGGCACAATGCCCACTTCCCTAAACATATCTGCGAACGTCGCCGTTTGGTTTTGCGAATTTACAAAACGGTTAACGTCTTCAACGCTAAACGGCACCACATCCTGAATTGTCGCAAGGTTCTGGCGCAATACTTCCTTCAATGGCTCAGGCGTATTGGGGCTTCGAATTCTAACCTCAATAATACGCTCAAGCTGCTGCCTCATAGCCGCAAATTTGGTTAGCACAGTATGCTGGCTATCGCCCTCACGGACGGCAAAGACACGCTGGCTGGCTTCAATGTCAGACACAGGCACCGTTCTGCCGCCGCGCTGCACTTGCGCTAGGAACTTACCAAAGTTTGCAATCTCAACGTTGTACCGCTGCGCTTCATCACTCGTTAACGCGTTAGTCAAAGCGCCCAAAGGTGCAGTCATAAGGCCGGTAGTGTTGCGGCCTTGGAATATACCAGTGCTAGCCTCCGAACCCATGCTAGTAAGGTTTCTGAGAGACGCCGCAGCTTCGTTAGCCGCGCCAACAACAATGTCGCCAAATCCAAACCTATCGCCCGCGGCAGTGCCCGCGCCACGGGGCGGCGGTGCCTGCAACGGTTGGCCTCTAGGGTCACGGATGGGCGTACCGTCACGCCTCACATAGACAAACGTGCCTTCGCGCTCGCCTGGCACCACAAGCGGCGTTCCGTTTTCAACTCGCGCTCTCTCAGCGTCCCTACGCGCCTCCGCTTGCGCCAACGCCGTTCCAGCCTGTTGCAATACCTGCTGGCCGGCCGCAAGGCTTCCGCGTTCTGCAGCAATGTTTGGCAGTGTAGCGCCAAGAGCCAACGCTGCCACCTGAAACTGGCTGCGCGCCGCCTCAAGATCGGTTTGGGCCAACCGCTGCGCACGGCTAAACGCTTCCTGCAATTGCCGGTTTTGCGTTTCAACTTGCCGCATACCAGTTTCAAAAGTCTGACGCTCGCGCTGGTACAAGTCTTGCCGGCCTTGGCGGTAGCCGTTCATCATGCCGGTCATTGCACCCACGGCCATGAGCGCACCTTGTTTGCCCTTGCCGCCCAGCATCGTGCCGGCAACCATCAACAAACTGGCAAACGCGCCTAAATCTCTTGCCGTTTCACGGGTAGGCACAAACTCAGGGATTGGCTGCAAACGCCGCTCTAAATCTTGCGCTAGCCGCCGCTGTGTGGCCGCGTAATCCGCAGAAGCACTTGCTTCGCCTTGGGCAATGGTACGCCTCTGAGACTGCTCAACTTCACCCTGCCGCCTAGCCAACGCAGCGTCTCGGTCAATCAAATCTAACCGGCCGCCAAGCAATGCAGTTTGACCAGGGGATATGCCAGTCACGCTGCGCAAAGCATTCCTAAGACCAGTAGAAGGCGCAGCGGTTCCACCACCAGCATCAGACCCCGATCCACCGGTATCATCCGCCGTTCCAGAACCGTCCGAGGCCTTCATAGCAGCCAATTGCCGCGGTGGCGCACCAGTAGCGCCCGCAAACTGTCCTGTTGCCTTAGACAAATTGCGCGCCCATTCAGGCTCACGAAATCCGCCAGGCGCTGCCGGCACAAGAGACCGGCGCTGGCTCATAGCCAACAAAGCGCCCTGCTGCTGTTCAGCCGGCAAACTCAAAATGGCATCACGCTCTGCCGTCAAATCGGCGTTGCGGCTATATATTTCGTTAGAGCCTGACATTGTTTACGTCCCCGTTCTCAGGGTGATTGTGTTGTTCCCGCCTGAACCGCCCAAGAACTGACCAATCGACGTGTACAATCCTTGCATAGCTTGGCGAGCCTGCGCACTACCTTGCAATTGCGTCTGGATGGCTTGCAGCAGATAGGAATCCTTAATTCCAGCTTGTTGCAGCGCCGCCATAATACCTTGCGACGACAAGGCGTTAGCGTTTTGGCTGGCCCCCAGCCCAGTCGTAATGGCGTTTTGGCCCAAACTGTTGGCGTAATTATATTGATTGAGGCCCTGCAACAAAGCGTTGTTAGATAATGTATCGCCCAAATTGGCTTGGTTGGTTCCGGCCGTTACGCCACCCAAGCCAATCTGATTAGCAAGATTTTGTTGCGCCAGACCAGTGCCAACAGCATTGGTTGCAGCCGAACTGCCAAGATTGGCTTGATTCAGGCCCGTGTTCACAGCCTGGCCGGCTATACCAGTAGCAAAATTGCCTTGGTTCAGCCCCGTGTTTACGGCATTGGCCGCAGCCGAACTGCCCAAATTAGCCTGGTTCAACGCGGTGTTTATGCCCTGCCCAGACAACGCATTACCCAAATTGAATTGGTTTAGCCCGGTTTGCGCGGCATTGCCGCCCAGCACATCTGCTATATTAGCCTGAGACGCGCCAGCCGAAATGCCTTGCGCGGCCAACGCATCACCCATTTGACGGGCCGCAAGACCTTGCTTGTACTCGTCACCAAGCAATTGATTGCGCAACGATTCCAACTGTGTAGCAGATTGCGCCGCGGCCACCCCGCCTCGGTTAATACCAAGCTGCGCCAACCGCGCTTCCGCCGCTTGAAATGCTTGCGCGGCTGCGGGGTTTAAACCACCAGATAGCGCCATACGCGCCAGTTCATTGCCTTCCGTTTGATAAGGCTTAGCAAGAGCAGAATACTTATTTTCTATGCCCGCGCTTCTATCTCTTGAACTCAACGCAATTGAATTCAACAACGCCTGTACATCAATACCCTTTTGTTGGGCTGCTGAAGCAAGCTGATTATATTGGTTTTGAACGTTAGGCCCTTGCGCTGAAATGCCAGCCGCAATATTCGCCAAATCAGTTTGCGCTCTGCCACCTTGCGCCGCCGCTGATGTCGCTAGATCGTTAATCTTGCTTTCGGCAACCGGAGCGCGATTAGAAATAGCGGCGGCAATATCTGTTAATTTATTTTGCGCCGTAGTGCCTTGAGCAGCCGCGTTAGCAGCAATAGCGTCAATTTGTTTTTGTATTTCCGGGGCGCGGGCGGCCGCATTGCTCGCCGTAGTAGCCAGGCCAGTTTGCGTATCTGCCGCTCGCTGATTTGCTACATCAGCTAGCTGTTGAATACCTTGCGTTGCGGTGTCAGCACGATTTTGCTGTTGATTTGCCAATGCGTTCAATTGCTGATTGGCAACAGAACCCGCAGCTGAGGCATCACCTGCAATTTGCCGGATTTGGTTGGCAGCAGCGTTTGCTTGAGCCTGCGCCTGATTGCCCGCTTTGATACCCGCCGCCGCCGTACCACCAGCAGCCAATAAACGCGCCAATCCAGCGGCTGTGAGGCCGCCGGCCAAGGTGCCTAAACCAAGATTGCCTAAACCAAGGCTGCTGCTTAACCTTGATAAAAAATCAGGCTCTTGAGAAGCCCTTGTGGCAATGTCCGCCTCATACCGCATCCGCTCGGGATTATCTGCTGGCAACGCCGCAATTCTTGCCGCCTCGGGATTTTGAGCGTCAAACGCCGACCGCGCCGCTAATGCTTCAGGCGTATCTGGATCAGGCGGCAGGATAGGATTGCCTTGAGCATCCAAAAGGCTTGGGTCTATAGGCTCAGGTGTTGGCGCTTCCGTTGCGGCAACTGTTCCGCCTTGCCCTATACCCGCAAGAGAAGCGTTTACGCGATCATCTCGGGCTTGTTGTTCCGGGGTTAATGTATTGGCCGAAAGAAGCTGTACCCTAGGGTCCGGCGCAGCAGGCTGCTCGCCGCCAGGCACGGTTTCTGTTGGAAACTCATAGGAACCTGTGGCGTCCTGCACAGGGACGGCTTGTTCATACGAACCCGTAGCGTCTTGGGCAGGCTGCTCAGCCGTAGCACTTACATTTTGATCGGCGCCACCATCCCCAGCGTTAGGATCGTAATACTCGTACACATAATTTATCTCTGGCTGGCTGGCATCAAAACCGCCGCCGCCGCCACCGTAGTCGCCGCCACCAAAATCGCCAAAATCGCTAAAATCATCCTCAAACTCGGGCAAGCCGGTCTTGGGGTTGATGCTGCCACGCCCACCGCGGGCCTTGAGCAGCTTGGCTTCCTGAGGCGTGATGTGGGCCAACACCGTGTCGCGGCCACGCCCCTTCTTCCGCAGCATCTGTGCCAATTGGCGCAAATCCACGTCAGCCAGAGAGTCAGTGCGGAGGGCGCGAGCCAATTTAGCCATAATATGATCCCAATGGGTCTGTCTGCCTTAGGGAAGACCTATTCCAAGGCGACTGTTGAGACGTACCAGGTTCCAAGTTGCTAGTATACTGACTTGTGTCAGCATTGCCACCTAGAGGCGAACTGTAGCCCGGATCACCCGGCGATGAAAGCAAACTAGCTAGCGTTGACGTACTCACAACGCTCGGCGTGCTAGGACGTGACGTGGCACTTGTTGTGCCGTAAATGCCTCCACCATACGAGTCTGTGCCACCGACGCCGCTTCCAGCATTCAAGAAATTGTTTAGCGCACTCATTCCAGTGCTTGTTAAATTTTGGCTAGAAGGCGCGCTTCCTGCAATGCTGCCGCTACCGCTGCCAGTAGGAGACAAATTGCCGTTGTCGCTAAAATTATCCGAACCCGTAAAACCACCAAAATTTCTATCAATGCCGCCAGAACTGGAACTACCGCCGCTAGGTGCTGCATCACTGTAGCCACCATACGTATTATTGGCAAAATTTGCGTTAGATGAACCACCTTGCTCAAAATTGCCGCTTCCGCCACTGGAACCCAAAAGCGCGCCCAATCCAGTTGAACTTAAAACGCCACCTGTGGCTGCGTTTGTCGGCGCTGATGTAATCGGTTGCGTCGGCGTAGCGCCTAAAGGAGCAGTGCTAGTAACAGGCGTATTGGTCAAAGGGGCGGTGCTAGTAACAGGTTGGGCCGTGTTAGAAGTAGGATATGGAACCCTTACTACAACAGTTTGCGGTGTACGCTGTGTAACTGTTTGAGATGACGGCGTTGGTGCATCAGGCGCAAGTGCGTTGCCAACAAGAGTGCTGGCAATCGAGCCGCCTATAGAGCCTACCGTATTGCCTAAACCTAACGTATCTCCCACCAACGTGCTTGCAAAGCCACCAGCGCCGCCAGTAGCAAGCCCGCGAAGAATAGCATCGCCTACATCAGAACCCGATACCGCCGCCTTTGCACCACCGCTAGCGCCGCTCGCCAAACTACCCGAAAGGGTATTGACGGCCAGTTTACCCAACGAACTATCACCAAAAAGGCTATTGTCGCCGGTCAACAAATTGGTCAAGCCAGTTTTGCTTACATCGCCCACCAAACCGCCAACAGCACCACCCAAAGCACCTAAACCTGGATCACCACCCGTCAACCCAGACGTAACCGCTCCGCGTCCAGCGCCAACCGCAGTTTTGGCAAGCGCCTCAACAAGACCCTTGTCGGTGATTGTGCCAAACGGCGTTTCTAACAAAGGCGACGCTTCCGGCACCAATGCGTTGCTGATAGCGCCGCTTATGTTCGTGAGGTTACTCACGCTCTCAACGGCGCCGCTAACCGCGTTGTAAACCGATGTCGCGCCGTCAATGATGGACGAAAACGCCGATGGCGCAGCAGCCTCCGCGGCACCAGCAGCAGCACCCCCCGCCGCCGCCTCCGCACCCCCCGCCGCCGCGGTGCTTACTCCCGTCTCTACCGCCGCTACAGCCGGCGCAGCTTCCGCCACAGCCGCTGTAGCCGCCCCCGCCTCAATAGCGCCTTCTGCCACCCCCGCAGCAACAGCACCCTCCAATCCACCAGCAGCCGCGCCGGCAGCAGCAGCGCCACCCTCTAACGCCGCAGCAGCCGGCCCAAACGCACCCAACAGCGTACCACCGCTCAAGACCACCGCCACCGCAGCAAAAATGCCGGCGATGATGTTGAACGTACCCTTGTCGCTCTTACGCGCTAAAGTTTGCCGCTCTTGTTCATTTTGCCAGGCTTGCCCCGCTGGAGTACGCCGCCAAGCATCATCTGCAGCCTGCCGCTGCTCAGCAAGCATCGCGCTATATTGTGGGCTATTGTAGTCAAAAGCCTGCCGACCCGCTGCCGTTTCCGCCGCAGCATAAGCGTTGTAGCTGTCGGGAGTAGGGTCAGAACTTGCACCCGCATAGCTTGAGGATTCCGACATTAGAGTGCCGCCTCCAAGATATAGACGGGTGCCATCCTGCCCCCGACATACTTCATCTGGGTGGTCACATTAGGCTTCACGCCACCACGCTCCAAACCCGACTGGATTACACGCATAACCGCAGGCTGCATGGCATACGAATAAACCTTTTGCAGGCCCATAGCACGCAATGTCTTAGGCAACACCGCCAGGCGCTGCATCACCTCCTGCATGCCCTCCGCGGTGTACATATGCACCTCAGCTTCCGTCTTTGGCAGCCAACGCCCGTCAGATGTAATGCGCGTACTCGTAAACACCGTGTTCCCAATCCGGGAAAGCATCAATACCTTGGACTTTACCAAAGCCCCGATGTGAATTAATGCCTTTTCCGTTTCTTTTGGAGACCCGGTTTCGGCGTTCATGCCCTGCCGCAAAATTTGGGTGGTGGTCATCTGCTGAGAGGGCATCAGGACAACCCCAACGAAGTTGCAATCTGCTCATGGATCGTCAGGTGCGTGGCAAGCCAATCGTAAAACGATTCCTCGTTATTCCAGTCCGCATCCAGCATGTTAAACGGGTTTTGAAGACCCAAAATGCTCGCAAATTGCTGGTGTTCGACCTGGTGAGCCTGCAACCAGTCGTCCAAATTCTCAATATCGGCGTCCCCAAGCGGGTATGCCGGCACCTGAATGCCTTGACCAAAGAAAACCTGGCGAAACGTCTGGTGCTGCGCAGCATTGACAAACAAGAACTCGCTTAAGCTGTCCTTGTCCCCAAATTTGACAATGCTGAGCGTGCTAAAGTCCACTACCTGCCCTTTTTTTCCAGCATAGACCACGCCACACCGGCTAACGCGGTAGTAGCGCCAATGGTAGTATTAACGGTATCAGCGTCAGCGTAGCCTTTAGCAACAAAAACGCCGCCAAATATAGTGAGAATATGACGAAAAAGGCCGAGCCACATATCGTTGTTCATGTCTATCTCCTATTTGTCTGCTTTACGGTCCAACTTGTTGAATATCTGCTTCACCATGTCCTTCAACTCAAGGATGTCCTGCCGGTAATCATCCTTGGCGACATAGTTGGTATGCAAATCACGCTCTATTTCCCGCAGATCGTGCTCCAACGAGCGTACAGAGTCCCAGATGACCTTTACAAACCAGCCGATGGCCGCGCCGGTCGCCGCTACGGCTATGTTGTAAAGGTTCTGGTCCATGTCACTCCACCGGTTCGATTACGAGTTGCCCCTCTGCAACCAACACCATCATATTGGCATAGTCGGTATTGGCCGGATCACACGGCACCCATGACGGCACGTCATTAATATCCACCGATATGACGCTATCGCTAATGTATTTGGCGTTTGTGTAAATCGGCATGGCTTACAACTCCGCTGTGAACGTCATAGCAGTCTGAGACGCGGCCGCGGTCTGGGAATGACCAACACCATTGGTGTAGATGTTAGGGCTGCTGTAGCCCGTGCCGCCGCCCGCAATGGTTGGAGCCGCCCGCATAACCGTTGGAAACGAAAACATGGCCTGCGCAGCCGGCACATACGCGCCCAGCTTCTGATAATAGCGCGAGCACAATGCCAGCGTTTCACCATATGACCGGCGCTCAAACGGCGTGGCATTGCCTCCAACTTCTAACTGCACGTTGCCCAAATAGTATAGCGACCCAGTTGAGTCGTTTATTGTAAACGTAATTTCAATCCCAGTCGTCGCGGCGCTTGGCACCGAAAATGAAACAGTGTACGTCGCTATAGAAGAAGTGGTATTTACTGCGCCTGTCGCAATTTGCGTTTTGGTCGGACTAGCAAACGTACCAAACGTGTTGACGGTGTTTGCGTAATACGCCGTCCAAGCAATTGAAGTATTACCTCCAAATGGCGTCAGCCAATCGAAACTCAAAGTTGCGGTTTTACCAGCTAAATCATAACAATTCAACTGCTCAATTCTTTGGGAAATGTAAGCAAGAAATGCCGTGCCTGTTGCGCCTACTTGTATCAAATATTGATTTTGAGGACCGCCCGCAGGCGATAAGGCATATCGACTCGTAAACATGGTGCCGGCCGTAACAGAGGAAACGTAAAAAATCCATCTGTCCAACGTGTAAATCTGGCTACCGCTAGCAATGCCACTAGATTGGCTTCCGTTGTTGCGTTGGTCGACTTGCATAGCGCCGTTAATAATACGGTTCCGCAAATACCCGTTTGTAGGCGCAGTTGCCACATTGCTTAGCGTGACGTTGGAAATAGACCCGCCCGTGATAGTGACGTTGGCCGTGGTTAGGGTCACCGCATTGGTCACCGAGGCGTTGTTAATGCTACCGCCCGTAATAGTCACGTTGCCGCTGGAAAAATTTGTGCCGGTTATCGAAGTGCCCGTGATAACCGCCGAGTTGGTCACGTTTGTAGCGTTAATTGTGCCGCCAGTGATGGTGACGTTGCCGCTTGAAAAGTTGGTGCCAGTAATGGTCGTGCCGGTGATGGTCGTGCCTGTAATCACTGCTGCATTGGTGACATTCACCGCATTCAGCGTGCCGCCCGTGATCGTCACATTGGCGCTAGACACAGACACGTTACTGATGCTGCCGCCCGTGATAGACACGTTAGCAAGGCTGTTGGTGCCATTGCCAATGCCGTTCACGCCGTTAACCACGGCTGTAAAGTTGCTATCCAACTGCGAGAGCGGAATGGCCGCCGTAGCGCCAGCAAACGTATTTGGGACCGTGATGGGAAGCGCCATTAGAACCTCGCTCTCAGTTCATATTCAAGCTCAAGAGTGTTCAACGTAAACAATGCGTTAGACGCTGTGATCGTCAAACCAAGGTATTTGCCATACTGCTGAGCATCGCTCTTATAAAGCGTGTACCCGTTGTTGAACCAATTTATAATCGCGCCACTGTTGTTTGTCCACGCGATTGTGTTGCCAAACACATTGGTCCAGGTGCCGTAACCAACACCGATGCTTGTCTGGTTAGACCTGGTTTCGTTGTCAATTGTGACGGCCAATGTGCCTACGGTCGTCGTCGTGGCTTCAATAGCCGCCTTCAAAGCCTGCTTGTCCCGGATCGGGTCGCTCATCGGCCACAATGCACTGCGGATGATGACATCACCACCCAAAGTGCTGCTGTTGTACAGTTTGTACAAGTTGGTGCTGGTGGTAGCGTACAGGTTAATGATGCCGTTTGCCGGCACGCTGGTCACATACGTCAGCGCGCCCTGTGAGGTAAAGAACCACCGCTTGTCAAAAAACACCGCCTGGATTTGCCGCGGAACGGACAACGGATCGTTATAAGTGAACGACCAAGCCGCGCACAAAATGTTGTTCAACAACACCTGACCGCCGGTCACAGGCTGCGTAAAATCAATCAACGGAAAAACCGCGTCAAGCTCGTTGCTCAACTTGGTCGTGGTACTGCCCACCAACGCATACACCCCGTAATCGTTCAAAAACAGAACCGAACGGAAATACGGGAAAATGGTGTAAATGCGCTTTGTGCCTACTGAGGCAGTGACGTTGGTGTTGGTGAAGATGGTCGTGCCGTTCGTTTGTACACGAACATCCGAGAACACGTTGATGCTGCTATCGCCAAACACATAGAGAAAATTGTTCGATGAAAGTAGCCCTGTGATGTTATTGTGTAGCGTTTCGTCTTGCAGATTGATGTTGCCCGCGCTCACGCTCACAAAATCGTTGTAGCTGCCAGCGGCCGAATAATAGGCTGTACGCCCTTGCGCCACCCACACACGGCCTGAAAACGTGCTTACGTCCACACTAGTGTCCGTAGTCGCCACAGCCGTCGCAATCGCCGCACCTGCGCTAAACGTGATGGTGGGCGGCGAGGTGTAGTTGATGCCGTTGTTGCTGAAAACCAAGCCCACAACCGCGTTGCCCGACACAATAGCCGTAGCCGCGGCGTTGGTGCCGCCACCGCCCGTTATGGTGACCGTAGGAACCGACGCATAGCCGGTGCCACCGCTGAGCACATACGCGCCCACAGTGCCTTGTGCAAAGCTCAGCGTGCTTACCACGGCATTAGCGTTTGTGCCGCCGCCGCCTGAAAATGTAACGGTTGGCGGCGAGGTGTAGCCTGATCCAGCTTCTGTGAACAACAAACCACTGACGCTGTTAGCCGTTACCACAGCTTGCGCGACCGCTTGTACGCCGCCAGTTTCATTGGGTGCGCTAATAGCAACAGACGGAACGGATGTGTAACCCGAACCCCTGTTAACCATCCCGTAACCGCTGATAGACCCAAGCGACACTACGTTAGTGCCGTCCCAATTGAATAAACCCTTAACGCTATCAAGGATCAAAATGCGGTCAGTCTTCCACTGCGCTATGCGCACGCCAGAAGCCGAGAACTTACCGGCCGCAGCCACCGTGCCTGTAGCGCCCGTGTCCACCCGGTAATACTGCGCTCCACCGTTGGTGAAAAACGCAATAATGTAGTCCACGTTTTTAATGTTGCAACTATACAACGTTGAAGGCGTGCCTGACCAAGTAAACAAGCTCGCGCTCTGCGCAGGGATAGTTTTTAAATTGCCAAACCCAATAGGCTGCACATTTTCAAGCCACGCAAATTGGTCGCTATCAATGGCCGTGCGGTTAGCTTGGGTGTTTACACCCTTGAAGTTCTTAACGACCTGATAGGATTTTTTCTGCTCTGATGCGGCCATATCAATACGGCGTGCTGTAAGGATCAGGCATCCGGCGCGTGAACGTGGTGTTCAGCACAGACAAAGCCTTGGCCTTGTATTGGTTGAGGAATATCTCAGACTCGCCGTACGACTGCTCTTTGAACTTCGCCAAATGGCAGGCGTAGTACGGCACCGGGTCCGTCCATGGGCTGATAATAGGGTCCGTCCCCGTGCTGGTGGTCAGCGCCGTAGGCAAAATGATAGTGTCCAACTCCATCTGGTACACCTGGTCAGGCACCGGCCCTAAGTAAAACGACTGCTGCCCAAAAATGGAAAAAGCAATCGGCCGGCCGATGTAGTTCTGCCAAAAACGTAACTCGGAGTTAAACTGGGTCCAAGGCATATAACGCAAAGGTATGCGCGTGTTGCCCCAAATTAAATTGATGTTCAGAATGTCCATTGTTTGGATGCCGCTGGGCAAATCGCTAAACAGATAGACTTCTTGGTTTGTTACGGTGGGTTCTGGCTGAATGGTGCGCAGGCAGCCCGTATCGCGCACCAGCCGCTCACGAGCGGAGTTGATGTAGTCGGTTAACTCGTCATCAGTCCAAAAATTAGCGTTAGCATCATGCAGCAGCCTGCGGCATTGCGTGATGTAACTTGAGAGCGTTGCCATTTAAACTCCACCTCATGATACAAGCGCAACAACCTTTGGCCGCTCTGCCTCGGGCTTCTGGTCGGCAATAACAAACCGATCCAACCGCTTTAAAGCTGCCGGCACGTCATTAGACGTGACAGCCCACCCTAGCCTGGCAAGCACGGGTACGCGATCAGCCAATCCGTACCCAAAGACGTGCCGCGCCACCTCCAAAGGTACGTTGACAGACTTGCCGGCCGGGAACGTGTACTTGTCCCCATGCCACATATCCTCAAACGTCTCTTTAGTAGCGTTGGTGACCCAGACTTCGTTCATAGGTTTACAATGTCGCCCCAAACGCTGAAATTCACCGCCGAGTTAGCAACCGCCGTACCCACCTTCACAAACAAAGCGGGGGCGTTGTAAGCCGTGGTGGCTGCACCCGAGGCAAGGGTCAAATCCTGCCAAGTGTAAGAGCCGGTCACGTTGCCCAGCGTCTGACCGCCCGAGGTGGTCACGGCGTTGGAGGTGTTGCCATCGTTAGACGTAAACACCACCACGTTGGCGGTCGCAATATTCGGCACCGAACCACCCGCCGTGTTAGACGGGTTGGTCACGGTAATACGCCGAATGATGTACGAGCCGTTGCCGTAAGGGCTGCCAATGCCGCCGTTAAGGATGGGCAGAGTAACCACGGCGTTGCCCGTGCTGGCAAGCGACTGCCCTGGCGCAAAAGAAATTCGGTAAGAACCAAAAAAATCCTGCGTATTTTGGGCTACTGCATCAGGATTAGCCATGGTTAACCCTCCTTTACCAAGCCGTGCCGGAACCGCTGGTCACGTTGCCGCCGCCGTTCACGGTCAGCAGCGTAACGGTCTGCGTACCCGTGGTGGCGTTGGCGCGCACGTTAAAGCCGTCCGAAATCAGCACACCGCCGACATTGTTCGCAATCAACGTGGTCCAGCTATTCGCCGTACCCGTGTAGTTGTTGACCTCAATGGTGACGTTAGCCGTGGGCAACAGCAGATAAGTGCCAGCCGGGACAAACTGAGAGTTTGTCATCGCGGTAGCGTTGCCGGCGCCGACGCTGGAAATGGTCACAGGCTGCAAATACGCGGCCGGCGTGTTAGCCGAGGCATTTGCAACGATGATCTTGTTTAGACCGAGAGCCATTGTTCTGCCTCCTTAGATCGTAAGAGCGTTATAGCCAGTGACCTTGGTCATGGCGCGAGGCTTGGTATTAACCAACTCGGCGATCATGAGCACGGCACCGACATAACCAATCTGCCAGTTAGGCAGAGTGGACTCAAAGCCCGTAAACACAAACGAACCCTGATCGTGGATGTACAACGACAGGTAGTTGGTGTTCAGGAAGTACAGCGTACCTTCAGGGCAGTACGGGTCCGGGTAAACCGGCACGCCAGCCACCATGAGCGCGCGGAACGCGGCCTGCGGGCCATTGGCATCGCCATCAAAGCCGGAACCCGGCGTAATGACGTACTGCTCCTGACCAACGTAGTCCTGCGCCAGCAGGGTCCAGGTGCCAAAGCCGCACACGGCAAAGGTCGGGACTTCCGCGCCGTTCTTGACGGTGCCGCTGATGTACTGGAGCACGTTCTGACGGGTCGGGTTGACCGAACCAGCAGCGTACACCTTGGAGCGCCACCAGGTGTTGACCGTGGTAGAGCGGGCAATGTTGCCGTAGGTGCCTAGCGTGGTGCCGTCATCCACCGCACCCGGCAAACCAATGAACTGCTGGGTGTTGGTGGTGTTGTTGTACAGCGCCGTCGCCATACCATCCATCATGACGTTGGTAGCGTCATTCATGCGCGCTTCGATCAGCGGAATAACCGCGTGATCCTGCTGCACAGCGCCTTCCATACCAAGGAACGGCACCGGGGCAATCATCAGCTTGAGGTTGAACTCAGCGTTGTACGCGCCCTGCTGAACTGCGGGCTGAGTGAACGAACCGGAATAGTCCGACCACTGCGCGTTGATGAACTGGCTGCCCTGCACCGGCACGGTAACGGACGAAACACCGCCCGTGGCCTGCTGGCTGTTTGCAATCAGCGCCGCCATAAGCGGGGTGCTGTTGTAAATCTGGACAACGAGTTTCGGAATGAACGCCCTACGAGTAAGGTAGGTCAGTTCTGTGTACTGCGTGCTCCCCGATGCGGGGAGAATACCACCACCAATTGGCATGTCTTTCTCCTAACTACTGTTGATACCGCATCAGAGACCAATGGGACGGCGCGGGTTGCGCAGTTCCGCAAGAGCCTTGAACGCCTCGTCACGCGCTGCACGCTGCGGATTCTTCCAATAACCTTGGAGAGTATCGCGCGCTTTGGTGTCCAGCACATTCATGTTGAAGGACGATGCCGTCGGTGCGGCCGCTTCCTTCATCCAGCGGTGGTAATCCGCCGCCGTTTCGTGGTTGGTAATGCCCTTCTCAAGCATCACCTTCTCCACTTCGTGAATTTCGTCTTCGGTTTGAATTTTACCGGCCTTCATCAAGTCTTGCCGACGCCGGGCAAGCTCTGCAAGAGCATCTTTTTCTTGCAATTTAGACTCAAGCATCTGAATGCGCGCTTCAGCCGCGTTTGCAACCCGGTACATAGACTCATCAATTTCCAATTCTGGAATATTGAGGCCAGGCTGGGCCTTCTTAGTCAGCCGCAGAAAATCCTTACGGGTATCCGGGTTTTCAGCAAGCGTGCGAGCCAAACGAGCCAGTTCGTCGCGCGTTTCAAAGCTCAAATCTTCAAGAGACGCCATATCAGATCACCTTTTTACCGTCACCGGGCGGCTTGATGCTCATCCGGTTTTTAGAACCCGCGGCAGTAGCGTTCTTCAGGCCACCAAGCTCCGAATAACGCGGCGTGTTGATGATCTGACCGTTCTGCTGGGTGTTGTCAGTCGGGCGGCGGGGGTTAGAAGCCCCGCGTGGCTTAAAAAGGTCCATTTTAAACTCCTATCGGGGCATTCCCGGAAGCGGACCACCCGCACCCGGCATTGGGGGACCACCGGGACGGGGACCGCCCGGCATAGGCATTCCACCAGGCGGCGGGCCACCCGGCATTGGCATACCGCCCGGAGGCGGACCACCAGGCATACCACCCGGCATCGGCGGTGGCGCACCCGGAGGACCACCCGCACCAGCCATGCCAGGAATAGCCGGCATACCGGCCATCGCCTTCATTTCAGGCGTTGCGCCGCCAGCTTGAGGCAGATTCTGCAACAACTGAAGGATTTCGGCGTTCTGAAGCTCGCCAACCTTCTGCCGGCGCGGCCCCATCGCTCCTGTAAGCGAACGCAAAGCGGAAACCAGCTTCTGACCGTCAGGGGTCTCAGAACCAATTGCCGGCAAAGACTGCTCAATCAAGTCCATCGCCATGCCCACGTTGATCAACGCGGCTTCGCGGGAACCCATCTTAGGCTCAGGCGTGCTCATAGGCGCTGCCATTGGCGGCGTCGCGGCACCACTTTCACCCGGGTTAGGTGCAGTAAGTTCCGGTGCTTCTTTTGGGCGCTGGTTTTGCAGCAACCTCATAACGCTTTCGGACACTTGAAGCTCCACAATAACAATCTCGGGGGTAACACTCACCGCGCATCAAAGTCAAGCGGGACTATTTTTATCTTCCGGTCCCGCGCGGAAGTCGCGGATTAACGACTGCTCAAGGCAGTGCGTTAGTTACCGGCGAGCCTTACGACCCTTGCGACGCATGGGAAACCTCCTTTCATTGCTAGAGTTGAACACACCGCATTAACGGCCACGACGGCGACCGCGCTTGACGGACTTGTACATGGTATCACCTCCTTTCCGAACGCGCATTAGCGCGTGGCGCTGCCCTGTTACCAAGGCTGCGAATGGAGGATACCCTGTATTCCATGGACGGCGTAGCATTTCCTCGCGCAATATCTTTTGCTTGCGCTCTAGGTTGGTCGGCTTTGATCCTAAAATCTTGCGCCATCACTTACCCTGCTTGCCTGGTGGCTTACCCTCTGGAGGTGGGCTTGCCTTTTGCTGAGCGGTTTGCTTCTTGAGCCTATCCTTCAACAATTGCTTCATAGGCGGATCGAGCAGATCAATCAAGGACTCTTTGTCGATGGCTTGGGCTTTGAACAAATTGAACGCCAACTGCCGCATGTCCTCCATAAAAATCGGGCTGTTGGAGTGCGCATCAACCTTTACCATAAAGTCCTTAGTGAACTGCTCGGCAATAAACTTATTGCCCTGCAAATCCGTAAAATGCGTGGGGTCGTACTGTTGCAACAGTTTAAGATACAACGTCGCCATCTTTTCCAGCGCGTCTTCAACGACCAAAGCGCGCTTTTTGATGCGCGAGGAACCCAGCCGCGCCAACTGAGACGCATGCCCCTGAGACCTAACGCCCGACTCACCCCGGCCCGACAGCACGCTAGAAATGCCCGACGCTTCGCTAAACATGGCGTCAATCGCGTCAATCTCGCGGAACAGGTCTGCCGGCATTTCAGGTGCCAGCCGCTCAACCTTGCCCTGCGCCATGTCATTGGACAACAAGCCGCCAGCGCGATTTAGCGCAAAGTTCTTCTCGTCCAGAATGCCCGTGAAACCCATCAAAGCCGTGGGCGGGTTTACCTGCTTGCTCAACAGGTCCAAGATTTCGGTCATACGGCGGTTGCGCATCTGCTGGAGGTAAACCAGCTTCTGCACCTCAGATTGCCCCCAGTAGTAGTCATACTGCGGATTCGGCGTGATCTGGATAAACGGCAGTTCACCCTTCATGAAAAGCTGCTCGCCGGGGCGGTCATAGATAATCACGTCTGGGTCCGCAATGGTCACGACCTGATAGTCGTTGGTCTCATCGTCCCAAACGTAAAGCTCACGCATCTCAACCGTATCCTCGGCCACCCGCGCTTTCATGCGGTTATAGCCGTACAAGTCTAGGTTGATGGTGCCGTAAATTGTCGGGTTGGTCTGGGACATCACAATGCGGTCCAAGCCCTCAGGCACATGGCTTACGGCATGCTGTGATGCGCTGATGCGGTCCATGATGGACTTTCGCTTGGGATGCCCGTACAGCCGCCGCGCCAAATCGGACTTGGTGATGTAGTAGGTCTGGACCATTGCCTCTTGGCGGTCAGTGTAAGGCGTATCTTCGCGCAGCACACCAACGCTGCCAGGCTCCACCATGTAGGGGTGAATGGACCCATTGCGCACAACCAACTTCACAAACGTAGACGAGTAAACCAACGCCCACGTCATCGCCATGGCAAACACTTGGTCGCCGTTGCTGTCCTGCCATTTGTCATTCAACGCCGAGGTCAGCACCTGCACCTTCATATGCTCAGGCTGAGGCACCGACGCGCCAAGGTTGATGCTAAACCGCGTGGTGTCGGCACTAAACAAAAACGCCGTAACCTGATCAATGTGCGGGTAAATCTTGTTGTAGTGCGCCGGGCTTTCTTCCGGCCCAGACCCAAAGAGATACCAAGAGCGCAGGCTGCTATAATCAGCCTTCCGCTCCTCGCGGGACACCAAACACTTCTCCATCAAATCCAGATACAGTGTTTCGCGCTCAATCGGGTCTTTTGGAATGATCACGGCTTCACCTGAAGGTTTTCATGATCACCTACATAACTCGCCGTCCGGGGTCCACGCAATTCGCCTGCTTCCCGCGGATTGAACCCAACACTCTCGCCGCGCACCGACTTGATGCCGCCGCCCAACACTGACTGCATGCTATGCCCCGCACCGCCGCCCCAGATCACGCCAGAGCCTGGTCGCTGCTCAGGGGGCTGCTCTACAGGCGGCGCGTTGTTGCGGGTCAGGTAGCCCTCTTGGTGCTCGCCCTCGCGGGTGCTCTTGATGTTCGTCATGTTGAACTCATTCGCCAGCCCCTTCAGGTTAGCATCGTTCCGCTTGGTTTTATCAGACAAATAGGCCGGCGCTTTCAGGAACGCCACCTTGATGCCGTCCAAGCAGCCGTGCGTGCAGACAGCCTCCCAAGACTCAAAAAACCCGTGCTTTGGGCATTTGTAGTGCCGCTTAATTGCCATCCAACTGCTCCTTCAAGGTAGGCGTCATATACTGCGCCCGGTTTCTCATACCCACGTTCAGACGGATTTCACCGTCCACCACTTGCAGCCCAACGCTAGGCCGCATGTCCAACACCGGCTCACGCCGATACCTAATCGCCTTGGTGCGGTTGGGGCGCTGATACACCTCGATCATGCCCGCCTCCCACTCATGCGCAAACTTGCTCAACGAAGATTGCAACCAATCCTGCATTGGACGGTTGCCGCGCTTGATGACCTCCTCAAACGTCTTCCGCGATACGCCGGTAAAATCCGTCAGCAAGTCCATGCCAATGCCGCGGTCCTTGTCCGCCAAAAACCGGCGGTACCACTCCAGCAACTCTTTTTTTGGCCGCAAAGCAAACATCACATACCCAGCCCGATGTTCTTAAGGTACTTGCTCACCACGGTACGCTCGCGGCCACGCTCCTCGGCATCCAACTCATCCAAAGCCCGGTTGCGCAGCTTGGTCAGGTTCATAGCTATCAACCGCGGCTGCAACTGCTCGGCATACGCCGCCGCCGCCAACGCAGAAGCAATCACCCGGTCATCCTTACCGCGGCCCGCCGCCGCAATAGTCCCATCCTGGCGCGTCACCGTCTTCATCTCATCCAGCGTGTCCATAGACTTCACGATGAGCATCCCGCGCTCAAAATAGTCCTTCAAGTAGTTTAGCATCCGCTCCTTGCTGGCGCTTGTCGTCACCCACCCAATGCTGTTGGACAGCCCGCCCAAGGTATCGTTCTTGCGCCAAATGTAGTTCTGCATGTGGCCCAACACGTTCATCAAACTGGTGCCGTCCTTGCCGCCCATGGCAACCGCCTGACGCTTCAAATTCCGCAACTCATTGATGACGGCCTGGCCGGGACCATTCACCTCCAGATTGAGAATGCTGTTCTTGTACGCGCCGCCCAGATGGCTAATCACCCACGCAAACTGGTAGGTGTTCAACTCACTCGTAGCAAACTCCGCAACCTGCTCCAGCCCATCCGCATAACAGCGAAACACCTGTATGCAAAAGCGGTCAGCCCAATCACTGCTGCCATAAGCAGGGTCGGCACCAATAACATAATACCCATTGTCAACCGGCTCCTCCCAAATGTGCAACGTCGCCAGCCGCTCCTGAGATTTCATCACCTCAGTGTCCTGGAACAACTGCCCCATCACATAACGATAATAGTCAGGCTTCATGGCCTTCGCCGCCTTGGCAGCATCCGTGCAGCGCGACGTGCTGAAAAACGAAGTACCCGACATGATGAACGCATAGTCCTCAGTCGGCGGAAACTCCTGATACATCAGCGCATCGTCCTTGATGCCCTCAGCCAGCTTCCACCGCCACCAAGCCATCTGCCGGCTGTTGATCTCAAAGCCGTACAGCTTCTTGATGTCCTTGACCCACTCCTTCTCTTCAGGGGTCAGTCGTCCATCCCAATATGTTTTATAAACCGGCGTTTCAGGGTCGGCGGTATAGAACTCGTTTCGCCACCAGCCGCAAAAGATGGCCCTCTGCGTACGGGCCTTTTTGGCCGTGACATACATATCATGGAACAGGTTGAAGCCGCGCGCTGTGCTCTCAAACATATACAGCCGGTCAGGGTTGGTCTCAGCCAACGAAGCCAGCAACGACGCCAGACCCTCTTCATCGCCCCATGAACTCGTCTCCGTACCATGCAAATAGGTAATAGCCTTACCACGCCCCAAGCTGCCCTTAGCCCGCAAGCCAGCCACCTGATAAAACAACCTACTACGGTTCTTCAGCAGCAACTGGTTGCGGTTATGACCCTCCATCGGAATCTTGTACTGCCGCGGCAGATGCTCAAAATACATCCCCAAGGTGGACCGAAACATCTCCCGGTTTTCCTCAGTGTCCGTCACCAACGTGGCACCCAAGCCCGGATGCGTGAACACCCAGTACAAATCCAACGCCAGGCTAATCGTCGTCACGCCAAGCTGCCGGCCCTTCAGGATGGTGAAGAAATGCACATCCTCTTCCAGCCCGCGGGCTATCTCGTTCATCACATACGTCTGCGTACCCAACAGCTTGTCCAGCCGCTGCAAGCCCTTCTCCTTCGTCTCAATCTGCAACTGAGAGCAAAATTGATAAAACTTCTTGAGGTCAAACTTCACCGCGTTAGCCCCTAAACTTTATGCCAACACATAGCGGCCCTTGACGCTCTTAACAACCACCCCAGCACGCCTCAGCTTCGTCATCTCTATCGAAATCACATTCCGCCAAGTGCTCGGAAACTCATCACCCCACAACATCTCCGCAATCTGCGCAGCACTCACCCCACCCTCAACTCCCAACATCCCCTCAATCGCCCTACCACGCTCACCACCACCCAACTTCCGCTTCTTCAACACCCTCACATCACCCTCAGCCCGCGCCTGCTTCACCACACGCATCACCGAACTAATGCTCACATTGCAACGGTTGCATACAACCCTCACAGGCACTCCACTTGCATACATGTCTAGCACCCTGTTCACAATCACCGTGTCCATCACTCACTCCTTATCCTGACAACTACGTCATAACGTATATACACATACCGCAAAAACCAGATTTTTCTTGGGGGGAACAAGGAGAGGGGCACTCTCTTAGGCCCCCTCGCGACCCATGCGTGCCCGCGCGCTTGCGTGTGTGCGTGCGTGTGTGCAGCGTGTGCGTGCTAGCGTGTGTGTGTGCGCATGCGGCGTGTGCGCGTGCTAGCGTGCGTTCTATTCTAATGCATTAAGACAGTGTCCCTTACCCAAATCCCGATTCTGAGCGGGCTACAGAGCGGTCATGCCTGGCTGCGCTACCACCCTAGCGACCCCAATGGCCCAAAGGCTTCCAGCCCCCTTAGAATAGCCTATATACGTATATACGGGGCGGCGTGGGGTGTATGTTACCTTCACCTATGCCCTATCTCGGATAGCCTAATGATATAGGACATAGACACTGCCCTAACGAGGGGGATGATATAACGTAACACGTCGAGGGCGATGATACGTTATAACGTATATACGTATATACGTAGATATAGAGTGTGGCCTGTGAACATGGACAAGGTTTAATAAATATCCTCTTGTCTGCATCCGTCACAAGCGATACATCCGTCACAGGCAATCAAGCCTGAATGGGAAAGACACAATGGAAATCTTTAATCGCATGGAAATTCTCAGCACCCACGCTAATGGCCGGTTCACTGCTATGCGCAACCGGGCGCGGTGGTTGCGCTGCATACTTGACGCGCGCCGCGATGGTTATGTGACGGCATGCGATGAATTATGGCGCGAATATCGCTCACTGCGAATGGCGGGCTATCTGTGCTCACCGCACAGCCATTTCGATTAACAGGCAGGGGGTTATGCCCCCGCCACATAAACCGCTCTACGGGGGCGGCTTGTGCGGCGCATTGCCGATAACGAAAGGGAAAGACATGTTTACCGTCACCTATGAAATTGTCACGCCAGATAGCGCGGAGCATGGCGAGGCCGAGGATATGGGCTATGTCGCGCCCGGCCAGTGGCATTGCAGCGAACCCGCGCTAATGACACTGCGTGAGGCTTTGCAGCTTTGCAGCCCCGCTTATGATTGCGAACGGTGGTGGGCAGAGCATGGTGGCGATAGGTGCGACTATCGCACGGGCGCGGTGGAAGTTCGCAATATCCACCCGCCGCGCAATATCACACCCGCTAGCTACGCGCGCGTCACGCGCATGCTTGGTTGCCGATAGGGAGGCCGCACAATGACCTACAACACATGGGAAGCGGATTATGATTGCGTTTGCCTGAGTGCATGGGAGCGCTGGACACAAAACGGTCTAGGGCTGGACACGGACGATTGTGACCTAACCATGAAATCGGTGCAGAATGCTGCCACCAATGCCTGGCAAGATGAAATGACCACAAGCGCATGGCTGCACGCCACATTGCAGGCACTGGGGGCCGCAGAATGACCATACTCAAAACCCTGGCCGAGGGCCTGGCATTCTTGGTGCTGCTAGGCGGCACCTGTTTCTTGGTGGTGGTGCTATGAGGGCCGCCGGATATATCGTCGTTGACGATTGCGCTATATGGGGCGGCGGCCACCATCCCTCCGATGCTTGGGATGACCTGGCCGAGGGCATGCGTATCGCGCGCGTACCTCATATAAGCGAGGTGGATGTGGAAGATGAGAATTGCCCCCGCTATTGGTGCGAAGAGCAATTCAGGCTGCTGCCGGCAAGCGCAGCGCTGTTGGAAGCATTGGAAGGATGTGGCGGCCAAGTCGAATATGGGACCGTCAACGACGTGGCTGTGACATGGCATGAATATGTTACTTCCGACGCGTAAACTCATTGCAACCGCGGTCGGGCTGGCGATAGCGTCATGCCTGGCCGCCATCTATTTGAGGCTCCGATGATTGACACGAAACTGTTGACCGGCTTGGATTGGGCAGCGCCTGCTATGTGGGCGCCGCTGCTAAACGAGTATATGGCCCGCGCGGGCATGACGGGGAAGCCCATTCGCGCGGCCATGGCGCTTGCTAATTTCGGGCATGAGACTAACGGCGGCCGCCGCTTAATTGAGAGCCTAGATTACAGCCCGGACCGCCTGGCCGCCGTGTTTGGCGCTAGGGCCACCACCCGCGCGCTCGATGCCTGCCGCCGCGTGGGCCATCCAGCGGACGAAAAGACTATTGCCAATGAGGTTTACGGGGGCGAATGGGGGCTGCGCAATCTCGGCAATAAGCTGCCGGGCGATGGCTGGGCATACCGCGGGCGGGGCTTGATCCAGCTTACGGGGCGGTGGTCATATGCGCGGGTTGCTGGCGTGCTGCAGCGCGAATTGACCGACGATTGGGTGGAAAGCCTTGGCACGCCAGCTGGCGCGGCCGAATCCGCATGCCTGTGGTGGTCTCGCATGGGGCTGAACGAACTGGCCGACAAGGGAGACCTAGGCCGGCTCCGCAAGGCAGTGAATGGCGGGCATGTGGGGCTTGACGACGTGAAGCGCCGCTATGACCTGGCCCGCGCGCTGCTAGTGGGCTAACTGTATGCATTGCATGCAGCCGTCCCAACCGTCACAACCGGAGCAACCCGTCACACTAACAGCGCGCCATTTCCTTAGGCTTTCCAAGGCTTTCCGCGCCTAAACCCCTGCCAGCAAGCGCGCCATTCCCCCCTTGCATCCCCCCTATTATTGGCCCGTCAGGGCTAAAATAGGGGGGTTGTAGGCTTGACGATATGCGTATGCCTGACGTGTAGCGTAGGGCCTACGATGGACGTTGATACATAGATATTTAGATAGCAAGAACCGTGCCAGGCGTAGGCATGCAAAGGGGCTTCCATGAATGACCAGAAAAGCCCCTATGCAAGAACCGTGCCAACTATGGATTGGCCGCAAAAAAAGCCTTCGCAAAGCCCTCCGGGGTGACACTGCGAAGGGCGGCCCTGTCAGGGCTAGGGCTAAACTTGATGATTTTAGACCCCTCAGTGGCTTCCACCGGGCGCTTGGGGGGCGGCGTAAAGTGTCCCCAGAGCAATGTGCGCTTCGTGTAGGGGTCACCATATTCGGACGGGTCAAAAGCCATGCGAGGCTCGCCTAGGTATCGCTTCAATCGCCCGATAGGGTTTTCCAGCACCCACCATTGCGGGCGATGCACGGCGATGATCCGCATGCAGGCGTCAACCACCGCCAGGCCCTCTAGAATGGCCGCCTCGCCCTTGCTCTCCCAATATCGCGCGCCAGAGCTTGCGAAATGGGTGCATGGCGGGGCTGCTAGAACCCCGCGCACTGGAAACGGCAATGCTTCGAATAGCCGCACATCGCCGCCCCGCTTGATGTCCACCTGCACCACGTCATACCCGGCATCACGGTAGGGCTGAGACCATGACCCGGTGTAATCGCAGAGGCTTAAAATGGTCATCATTGGTCGCGCTGCAATTTTTCGAGCCTAGCCCGCGCGGCTTCCGCATATGGCCCGCCATTCGCCACCGCCTGTTGGTATCCGGCCATCAAAGCCCCAAGGCTTACGGGCGCTGCCCTATCCCCACGCTCTGGCCGCATCCGGTGTTCCCGTTCCGCAAGAGCCTTGTTCATTTGGTCAACCATAAATTGCGTTTTGGCGTCGTTGATCGCCTTTTGCACCGGAGATAGGTCAGTGAACGTTACCTTTTTGGGAGGCTCCGGTGGCTTGCGCCGCGCGATCCGCTCCATTGCCAAGACTTTGCTAAACAGGCGATTGGCTTCCGGCTGCACCACGGCCAGCACCTCGCTTGCGCTAGGCCAGAATTTAGACTTGGCGGCCAGGTCTATCAGCGCATCCTCGGTAAAAGCCTGTGCCGGTATCCTCGCGCATGCCTTCGCCACCGCGGCAGCCCATACGGCCGCCTCCCGCGCGCTGGGAGGGTTGCTAAAGCCCGCGTGGATAGGTGCCACCCATGACAGGACAAACGGCCCTGTAGGCGGCTGTAACGCGGCCCTAGCCTGCCTCGCGGCCCTGCCAGCCTCCTCTATCAGGGACGGGGCCAGAGCCTGCGCCGAGAAATCCCCGGGCGCGCTGGAAGCCTCCCGCCGCTGCTCATCGCCCACGGCTAGGGTCAGCGGTTGCGATAGTGTCGGCATACGCCGCACGACAATTTCATTCATCGTCCCAACGCTCCATCATTTCGCGCCATGACGCGGCCACGATCACCAGCCCGGAAATCAACGCACCGAGGCAGCCGGCTGCAAACACGCCTACCAATGTCCACATTAGAAAAGCTCCTCCGCGCTGCTTTCGACGATCGGCTGCACGCGGCGTGCCAGGTCTTCCCGGTTGCCCACGGCAATATCCTTGGGCGCGAAAAGCCCGCTCCAGCCATTTTCTATGCTTTGCCGAATGATAGAAGCCGGGCAGCCGCCGCCAGCCTCCCAATAAGTGACCAGCCGCGCGATAGACAGTTTCTTGGCGTGCAGGGTCCAAGCCGCGCCGCTTTTGGCTTTGCGGTAGGCATCCCATTCTAACCAAGCATCTACCGGGATGAAGGCTGGGATTTCCAGCGTCTCAACCGGCTTCATAGCCTTCTTGACAGCCTTGCGGGGCTGAATGGCGCTGCCGAAAACCTCCCCTTTCAAGCCCTCTTCCAGCAGTTTCCGGCCCACGCGGCTACGGGAATGCTCTGTGCGGCGGCAAATGGCGTCAATAGCCTCGGCCACTTCCACCGGCACGCGAATGGGGATTGTGATACTAGCCATTGTGTTGTTCCTTTCGGTTGTGTCGCATGCGACGGATGTGACGTAGGGTATTTTCGTGGGGCTTGCAAGAGGGGTTTGCGTAAGCCATTATCTGGGTGCGGGTTCTCTCCCCCGCGGCCATGTGTTCCTTTCCCAAGCTATCAACTAGCCCTGGCCTAACCGCTGGGGCTTTTTTTTGCCTTTGTGCATTTTCCCGCTTGACCTGGATAAAACCTCACCTAAAGTGTGTGTCGCGCCATCAACATGGAAAGGGACAGCGCACATGGAAGAGGTTTTCTTTGGTAAATACCATGACACGGGCGACTATTGGCAGGTCTATCTCGACATCGGAGAGGATACCGCCACGGTCCAAGTCGTGCTCGATCATGATGATGAGCAACTGATTCGCGACACGGTATGGCTCCCGGTTGCCATGCTTCCGGCTTTGGCTACGGCCATTAACAACTATTTCGCTGGCACCCGTAAGCTGGTGGAGGTGGTGATATGAGCATTCCTGATTTCGGGGCCGAATTGGCCGAATACAAAAACCATCTGCTGAATGCCTACTATCGCGGCTTCGATGATGCGGTGGAAAGCCTGGTGCATACGGCGCAGGAAAGGGCGTTGAAAGGCCAGCCTCAGCCTCAATTGCCGCTGCCGCAGCCCAAGCCGCTCACTCAATTGGAGCGCGAGTTTGCGCCGCGCATTTGGACCAAAGCCGAGGATGACTATTTGCGCGAAGCGTGGGGCAAGATTCCGTTCCGCGAATTGAGCGTCACCTTTAACCGCAGCCCTGCCGCTGCACGTTTGAGGGGGGGCGTTTTAGGGTTGCCGCGGATTCCTAAGAATCATGAATTTCCGGTGAGCGGCACATGAGCGGCTTTAGCGCAGACGAGCGCCGCAGCGCCTGGTGGAGCACCGATAGCCGCCGCGCTGTCAGCGGCAAGGCATTCGAGGTGGTGGCCGAGAAGATTGGCCGCACTGAGCGCCCTGACCTGAGCGAGGTGGAGGTGGTGCAGATGGGCCTCCGCATGGAAGCCACCATCGCGGCATTCGCATCTGAGGAATTGGGCGAACTAAAGGCCCTAGGCGATGCCGTGGCTACCCATCCGCGGTATCCGTGGCTGAAATCCCATGGCGATTATATGGCGCAGGACAATTCGTTTTTGGTGGAGTGCAAGAACTACAACGCGCTGTATATCCACCAATTCAGCGAACCTGGCGAGCCTGTCCGGGTGCCGAATACGGATTGGGCGCAGTGCTGCCACGAAGCCGCATGCTTTGGCGTAGATACAGTGTATCTATGCATCCTGTTTGGCGGGCAGCGTTTCCGCACGTTCCGGCTGGATTTCAGCGAGGACGAAAAGGACGGGCTGATCCGTCAAATGGCGAAGCTCTGGGCGATGGCGCAGACGGGCCAGATGCCCGACCCCGAGACCGTGGCGCAGTGCAAGACGGCCTACCCTGTTAGCACTGAGGGCGTTGCCACGGCCTCTCTGGAGCTTGAGCAGGCGGCTAAGCGCCTTGCCGGCATCAAGGCCAGCATCAAAGCCTTTGAGACCGAGGAGGACCGCTTACAGACGGCTATACAGCGTGCCATGGGCGATAACGCCGAGATGCACACGCTGGACGGCCGCATCTTGGCAACGTGGAAGAGCGCGAAGGCTTCCAAGCGTTTTAGTGCCGACCTTTTCCGGTCCGCATACCCAGACATCTACGAGCAGTTCGTGCTGGAGCAGCCGGGATCACGCCGGTTTCTTTTGAAGGAGAAAGCAGAATGACTACCGATTGGAAAGACTGGCGGGTGGCCGATACCGACATCAACAAGAGGGTCAAAACCGTGCTCATGGCTAACGATCCGGCCATGACTTGGCATGACGTGCTCGGCATGAGCGAGCGTGACCTGAGCGCATTGCCGCATATGGGAAAAACCAACCGCGCCCACCTGCTGTCCATCCTGCGCGATGGCGTGGCCGGCAAGCTGGTGAAGTGCAACCGCACATTGGGGGAGGTGATTGGAGATGAGTAACCTTGTGCCAATGGCCGACATCCAAAAGATGGCGAAGGTAGCTGCCGAGAGCAAAATGTTTGGCTTCAAGAGTGAGGCCGAGGCCATGGCTATCATGCTGCTGTGCCAGGCTGAAAACCTGCACCCGGCTGTAGCTATGCGCGACTATCACGTCATCAACGGCCGGCCCTCTATGAAGGCGGACGCGATGCTGGCGCGGTTCCAACTGGCTGGTGGCCGGGTGTCATGGCCCAAGATGGAAGACACCGAGGTGACTGGCGTGTTTTCGCATCCTGCTGGCGGCGAAGCCACGATCACATGGAATGATGAAATGGTGCGGCGGGCCGATCTGCACCGCAATCCTACCCACCAGAAATACCCGCGGCAGATGAAGCGGGCGCGGTGTATCTCTGAGGGCATTAGGTCCGTGTTTCCTGCGTGTGTGGCCGGTGTCTATACGCCCGAGGAGGTTGCCGACTTTACGCCGCCCAAGGGCGTTGTGGTGGAGGTAGTGCCTGACCCTGAGCCTGAGCCTGCCGTTGAACTCAGCGTGCACCTCTACAAGCCTGACGGCACGATCTACGCTTCGTTTGAGACCGAGGCGGAAGCCTACCAGGCTTACTACAAGGTGGTGGACGGCATCGCGGCCAATCAGCGCATCTCGGAAGAGGACAAGCTGGCGAAGCTGCGCGGCTTCAAGAACGCCAACATGTGTTGGATGGAACCTGATACGGAAGAGGAACCCGCAGAATGAGCGGCACATACGGAGATCAACCCGGCAAGGGCGTTTTGTTCAGCGAAGAGAAGCGCGGCGAGAAATCGCCCGACTTTAAGGGCAAGCTGATCCTGGATCGGGATTATAAGGCCGGCGAAGAGGTGAAGATGGCCGGTTGGCAGAAGTCTAGCCGCCGCGGTCCGCTTATCAGCCTGAGCATCGACAGTTGGAAGCCGGACCCCAACTGGAAGCCCGATCCTGACAAGGTGAAAGAGCGGGAGAATACCTACCGGCCAGGTGGTAGCACCCGCTTTGATGATGACGTGCCCTTCTAATGGGCAAGGCGCAGCGCACTAAGGGGGCGACTTTTGAGCGGGACGTGGTGAACGCCCTAAAGGACGCCGGCATAGACGCTGCGCGCAATCTGGACCAGACGCGCGATGGCGGTGGAGACATCGACCTTGGCGCGTACATGGTTGAATGCAAGCGTCGAGCCAGCATAGCGGTCTATGACTGGCTAGACCAATGCACACGCGCCGCCAGGCCGGGGCAGATACCGCTGGTGGTGGCAAGGGGCGACAGACGCGAAGCCGTGGTCATCCTGCGCCTAGACGACTTCATACCAATGCTTCGAAAGGAGACAAAGGAATGACCAAACCAGCAAAAGACGAACCCGCTCTGTTAAAGCGCGCCGGCGAGGCAATACGGAAAGCTCTTATTAAACCGCCGGGCTGTACGGAAAGCACAGGCTGCGCGGTTGGGCCATGCCATTGCGCGCATTTGGCCGCTGAAGCCTCCATCGCCGCAATCCGTGCGGCAGGGTGGGCGGTGGTGCCAGTTGAGCCGACTGAGGAGATGTTGCTTGCCGCGCGCCATTTCAAAGCCCGGAAATACTACTGCGCGATGCTCGCAGCAGCGCCGGGGGGGAAGCCGTGACAGCCAAGCGCGTGCAGTGGTCGCCGGAAATCATCGCCAGCCTGCATACGGGCGGCATTCCTTGGACCGCCGAGGAAAACAAACGCCTGTTTGACATGCTGCAAGAGGAATGCAGCCTGCGAGAAATCTCGATCAAACTCAACCGCAGCTATGTCAGCGTCAAAGACAAGGTGAACCGCCTATGCCGATCCGGCGAAAACGCCAGGCAACCCTCCACCCAAAAACGAGTGATAGCCCGCGACATAAAGGAAAAGGCCGGTAAAACCAAAGTGAAGTGCCTAAAGTGCCTGAATTTATTTGACAGCTATGACCCACGACGCAACCGCATCTGTGTACGGTGCAAAGGAAACGAGGACTGGAAATGAACGAAAACGTAAAGCTTATGGTCGCCACTCCAATGTACGGTGGCATGTGTGTGGGCTGGTATAACCAATCCATGATGGCGCTCGCCAACGCCGTGAAGATGCGCGGCTGGGAGTTCCAGTCCACATGCCAATTTAACGAAAGCCTCATACAGCGCGCCCGCAACGCGCTCACCAAGGCGTTTCTCAAGACAGACTGCACCCACCTGCTGTTCATCGACGCGGACATCAAGTTCGACCCCATGCACATTATTGCCATGGTGGAGGCGGACCAAGACTTGCTCGCCGGCATCTACCCCAAGAAGGAAATCAACTGGTGGAGCGTGGAGCAGGCCGTACGGCGCGGCGTGCCGCATGACCAGCTCAAATACTACACCGGCAGCTTTGTCGTGAACCTCCTAGACGGCGCTGAGACGGCCACCACGCCGGCCAACCAGTGCATGGAGGTGCTGAACGCCGGCACGGGCTGCATGCTCATCAAGCGCCGCGTGTTCGAGGTTTTAGAGCCTATCACCGATAGCTACATGAATGACGTGTTTGACCTGTCCGGCACATTGCAGCCAGAGCCGATCCACGCATTCTTTGATGTCACAATTTGCCCCGAAAGTGACCGGCTGCTGAGCGAGGACTACCATTTCTGCCAAGCCTGGCGGCGTGCTGGCGGCAAAGTCTATGTGGCACCTTGGGTGCAACTGTCCCACATCGGCACCTACGAATTTGAAGGTCGTCTGCTCCCGGAGAACGAAAATGCCTGA